CCACGCAAACGCCGACAATATTGCCAGAGTTGGTAGCTGTTGAAAGAATCAGATAACCTGTGCTGTCAATTTGAACTGTATCTCCAGCGAAGATAGCAGTGCCAAAAGAAGCGGCAACGGGGATCTGTCGAATAGCACCTGCATAGGGCTTGCCATCAATTGAATTGATAGGCTTTAGACCGTAGGGCGCTGAGACAGTGGGGTAAGCCATGTTTTAAGCTCCAAAGTTAGATTGATTTACCAAATGAGACCTTAGAACGCCGCTCATTGAAAAGAGGCATTCTTGCGTCACTTTCACGCATAAAGTTGTTGTCCACTGCTTCCATTTGCGCTCTTGCCTGTTCTTGGTAGAACGCATCACGGTCACGGGTGAACTCAACAGGGGTTTTGCAAAGAAGCAATCCACCAATTTGAATTCCGTCTGGAAAATGCCCGTTAGGGTTATTTAACATACGAAGTTTAGGTTGGGTGATGGCCTTCACAGGCTCCCAACCCTCACGGAGTTTCGTAGAAATGTTAACTGGATCATCTTTACCTAACATAGAAATTCGAATCCAACGAAAATCCCAGCCATCTTCCTTTTCAGGTTCAGGCAGCAATTGAGGCGGCATCCAGCGTTTGGGGCGCATCTCTGCTTCACGAGACTCTACAGACCTTTTTTCACGTTTTTGATCATCCATTTTGATTTCTCCTTAATACCGCTACCTCACGAGCATATTGTTCCAATGGAACTCCAAGCCGCTTGGCAATGTTGACTTCTGACTGGGAAAGTGTGATTTTTCTGGGCGCAACACTTCTGCTTGCAGAAGCAACAACGCTTGATTTAGGGCGATGAGATTTCGAATCATCGGATTCACCAGACTCAAACTTATCTGGGAATACTTGGCGTAACCTACCATTTAAGCGCAAATAGTAATCGTCACTTTGAGGATCAACACCCTCGTCATTAACCAGCTTGTCATGCACTCCAAGCGCAAAACTGGTCATTTCCTTATCCGATCCCCACCAAGAATTTTGTTTTCGCCAATTCTCGGCTTTCTGATCTGGAGCAGGTTCTGCTTGCAGGTGCTTGGTTTGTACAACATTTTCCTGCTCCTGTAAAGGGGCTGGCTTAAAATTGTTTACACGCTCCACCTTCATCTTAGCCGTAGTCATCTCTTCTTGAGCTTGGACTAAAGCATCGGAGTCTCCTGACTCATAGGCTGACTTGTATTTACGCCGAGCTTCTTCCATCTCTTGCGCAACTACTTTTTTAGCCTGCTCTAAGAGGGCAGACTGGCTGGTGTTTACAGTGCCTTTGAGGCGTTTATTCTCTTCAAAAACGGTTTGAGCTATGCGAATAGCTTCTTCCTTTTCTCTGAGAGCTGCCTCTTTTGCTCTGCGTTCTTCGTGATAACCCTTAGTAAATTCACGAATTTTGTTACGGTCTCGTTTTGAATATGACTCCAATTCCTCATCGGTTGGCTCTTGAGGTGGAGATGTCATGGGGGTTCGTCCACGATCATCTTCAGGCGTGTCATCAACAATTTCAATTTCCGGCTCTGGCTCGGTCATAAGAAGCCCACGTTTTGGCTGCTCAATCTCAGAGTCTTGAAATTCAAATTCAGTTTTCTCGTTATCGGACATGATTTTTTCCCTTACGCACGGGTTATTCCACGAGGATCTTGAACAACAGCTTCTACGCTGTCATCGTTGATCAGGCGAAATTCTTTGCCATGAATCTTGATCCGAGTCCCAGTATTGGGTCGGACAAGGACGAAATCCCCAGCTTTGCACGAAGGCCCAGACGGAAACCGTTTGGTGTCCTTAAACGCATCTGGCCCCATTTTCACAACGAACAATACTGGCGACAGTATTTCTTCGTAATGCATGGTTTGCCCAGCCTTTGCAAGACCGCTTTCATACTCTTCTTCTACCTCCGGCAGAACACACAAGAGGTAAAAGGTCGCTGGATCTGGCACTTGTTTTGCCTTTTCATCCGCCGAGGCATTCAAAATACCCGACAGATCTACCGCCTGAACATCGAATTCAGTCATCTTCGTATTTCTCCAATTTTCGAACAAGGTCAAGAACAATGGACTGTGCAAACAGTAGACCCTGAATTTGCCCGCACAGGTCTCGGTACTCGGCGTAGTCTTTAGCTCCGCCCGTACCAACTCTTTCAGAAACGATTTCGCCTCGTTCCTTTAATTGCTTAAGAACATATTCCAGTTCATTCATTATTTTTTCCGTTTAAACAGGTCAACTTGCACCTTTTGGTTTGCTTGCTTTTCCTGAGATTGAATTCGTTGCTGCTCAATCTGTTGAGTTCCCTGCAACCTTTGGCTCTCAAGCTGTAGCTTGGCTTGCGCAATCTGCGCATCTGTCTGGTCTTTTTGAGACTTGCGCTGCACATCTGCCTGTTTGATTTGGAGTTCTGCTTGTTGCATTTGGATAAGTGGGTCTTGAGCTTGCTGTTGAGCTTGAGCCTGCTGGGCTTTGGCTTGATTTGCTTGTAAAAGCTGGGCGGCTCCTTGGGCAACCAAGCGAGACAACTCGACTTCGACATCCTCTGGCAATTTTGAATCTGGCGCAGGGATTGGAACGCCAATCTGTTCTTCCAAGTTTTTGCGATATTTAAACGCTAGATGCTCTGCAATATGAGCCATAGACGCTGCTTGGATCTTTTGCGCCATTGGGTTTTGACCAATGGTTGCTGCAATCATTGGATCTTGCATGAACGATTGGTGCGTTGCAATATGAGCATCGTGGTCTTGGTAAATAAACGCTTTTGTTGGCTTTCCATTAAGGAATGCCATGTTTTCACTAACAGGATCTTTGGGTGACTGATCATCAGAAGTGGGTATTAACTTATCAGCATTACGAACACCCAGAACCTCAATCATTTGGCGATGCAAGTTTGGCAAGTCATAGATTTGCGGGGCTTGACTTGCCAACTGAATAACAGCTTGGTACTGCATGATCCTTTGAGCCATTGTGGAGCTATTAGGATCGCTGACAGGAATAACCTCAACAATGTCGTAATCTGCCCGTTTTGCTTGGCGATTGCCGCTTTCTGGGTCATATTCATAATCATCTGGGGCATAGTCCCTGATGATGTTTTTAAGCAGTTTAAACTCCTGCTTCATGGAGTTGTGAACACGAGCCTGTACGGCACTCATGGTTTTAAGCTGGCGCTCTAATAAGGCTAGGGTTGTACCGACAGGCGCATTTGCACTCATGTCAGATATCTTCATTTCCCCAATAGATCCTAAGCGTCTGCCTTCTTCAGTTATCTGGTTGAGCAGTGTTAGCAATGTAGCGCTGGGTTCTTTGTAGGGCAACGTCATTACGTTGTCTTTGATGGTTCCTGACGGAACATCCACATCCCTGAATTCTCCGGGGGCGATTGGGGTGTCATCCCCCTTGACCCTCATGCCACGGGACTTAAGACCTCCGGGCAGATTAGAAAGAGTTCCTGCGTCCACCAACTGACGGATCAGGGCAGTGCCAGCACGGGCATATCCGCCAATAATATGAATTAAACCTAAGCCATAGAAGCCAAAGCCGGGTACATAGCAATAATCCACAAAATGCTGGCGCTTTAGCTTCTTCTCATCATCTTCGTTCCAGTTGCGATAAACAGACAGGACTTCATTGGTTCCACGGTCAATGGTGACCACATAAGGCAAAGCAATTCCGGTTGGTTCGCCGTCCTCATCAACATCTTCCATTCCTTCGATATCCAGTTCTGTGTGGATCTCAAAGATTTGATAGCGGTTGTCATCGGTGGTTTTGTAGCCTTGTTGTTCTGCCTTTTTCTTCTCAATATCAGAAAGAATGTTGACGGGCTCGCCAAGTTCCAGTTCTCTATAAAAACCGGCAACTTGTAGCTTTTTGATCTCATTCTCTGTTTTTCGCATCACATGCGTAACACGCTCTGCGTTGTTCAGATTTGAGGCTCCGTAGGGAACAATGACATCCTCGGCTGGGATAAACATTGCCACTTCCCGACCAAGTCCGGGATCGTAGTAAACCTTCTTAAAGGCGGCTCCTGCCAAGCCAAGGGAATACAAAAGACGCTCATGTTCTGGGCGGTATTCCGGCATTTGCTCGGTCAGGCGGTAGTTCATGTCAGTGCGAACCCGCTCTGCCGCTTCTTCTTTCATCTTGGTAACTGCGCCAATAATCTGAGTCTTTACTGGGCCTTGGGCTGGAAAGGTCTCCATAATGGATTCTGATTGGAATCGAATGGCGGCTTCTGTTAGGACTGTTGAATAAACGCCACAAGCTCCATTCCAAGGCTGGGTGCGCTCTTCATACTGTAGACCCAGTACTTCCAAGCCTTTGACAAAGGTCTCTGCCCAGTCTTTGCGGGAATTAACATCAGCATCCACTAACTCGCACAGGTCAGAGGCAATCTGCGTGAGGACACCCTCATCCAAGACTTCTGCAAGGTTGGACTCAAAATCACCGTCATATTCGCTGCCGGGCTCAAGGGTTATCTCTACCCCACCCATACTAATAGAAACAGACTCAGGATCTTCAATCTCTATCTCAATAGGATCTTCTTCTAGCCCAGCAATTCCTGCGGGAGATTGATAAACACTTTTGTCTATATTGGTTGCCATAATCTTCCTTAGTAATATTCCACTCGCCTGCGGTAAATTGGCTCATCTTCTTCATCTGTGTCGATGGAGACAAAGCCACCTTTTCTAAACTGCATCAATGCCTGAGATGAGGAGTCAACCAAGTCATCATGGTCGCCGTTGGGAAATGAGGCCATTTCTTCCATGACTTCATCTGCCCATCTGGTGTCTGGACACCAGACAATTCCTGAAGCAAACAGGTCTGAGATTGCGTTTACACGGGCTATCTTATCGTTTCCTTTGTGCGGCGTATACTCCGACACAGGAATTCCTATCTTCCTCATCTCATAGATAAGCGGAGCGCCAGCGGCTCTCTTCTCCACAATTAGCGTATCCGGCTCCCACTCCTTCCACATCTCAAACGCCTTCTTTTTGAGTTCAGGAAACTCCATCCTGCGTTTAAACGCATCAAGAAGGATGATGTTGGTCTTTATATTTCCCTTGGAATCGGCATGTTCAAAGACTCCCCACGTTGTACAGGCTGAATAATCTGCCCTGTTGTTGGTCTCAAAGGCTGTATCCCAGCTTTGTATGATGAAATCACAGGGTGGGGGTTCATCTTTCTCCCAGATTCGCCACTGATCCCGCTTAACAATCGCACCTTCTTCAGATGTGGGGTTCTGTTGGTACTGGGCTTCCCATTTAGCCACTGGAAGTTCGGCTTTTAGGGCTTCAAGCTCTTCTTTTTTCCAAAAAGCAGGCCATAAAGGGGTTCCAGACGGTAATATTGCAGGGAAATCTATGACTTCCCAGTCGTTTACACCATCTTTTTCCGAATTCTTGATGATCTGCCCTGTCAGATCCCTCTTAGACCAGCGAGTCATCACAATAATGATGGCTCCTCCGGGTTGTAAACGCTGACGAGGGCCAGATGTGTACCACTCATACACACCATCAAACACCGCAGGGTTGCCTTGTTTAGCTTCTTGCTCAGAATGCGGGTCATCAATGATCAAAAGATCAGCACCCTTACCCGTTACAGCTCCACCAACACCAATAGCAAAGTAATCCCCGCCCACATGGGTGTTCCATCTGCCCGCTGCTTTATGACTTTACTGACAAGGTTAGAGATATCTCAATACTTAGCTGTAGTGGACTCAGTCCCTGAA